TTCAATATCTTCATAACGAAAGATTGCGCCTAACTGCGACATTTGAACCATTTCTTTGCAGAACTCACGACTATTTTCGCTTATGTTTTGTGAATAGGCATAGCGTAATTTATAAAGTCCTCTATCTCCCCACTTAGATTCTTTTTCACCTTGAGCGTCGCTCATTGTCGGCATCTTGTTACGCTTTGCAAAGAACTCGCTTGTGTAGTTCATTTCGTTGTCTGGGTCGGTAACATCTTCTTCACTTATCAACTGCCATTCGTCTAAATCGATGTATTCCGCTTTTTCTTTTAGTACATCAATCCACTCTTTGCCTTGTTCGTCGCTGAAATCATTCTCAGCATCCGCAACTACTTTTTTTTTTTGAGCGGACAATTTAGCTACCGCGTCACCTGTTGTTTGAAACATTGACTTAGCAACATCAACATCAAGACCTAAGAATTGAACTAAGAAAACAATTGCTTGTTCTTGCGTTAACGTTCCTGCTGAAACGCTTGCGACAATCTCTAAAGCAGAAGCAATTTGCGCTCCGTTGTAGGTTACATCACTAACTTTTTCAGTTATTCCTGTTGGTGTTTCTGTTACATCCGTTGAAGGTACGTCTATTACTGTGGTAGGTGCGTCAGAATCGATTGAAATTCCATCTTCGAATATAGAGTTCATCTCTATATTAACATCGCCTAAAATTGGTGTAAATACTTCTTCGATTATTCTTTGATATGGCTTGATAACTTGGTTGTTGAAGATTTCCAAACCTACAATCATTTCGTCTTTGTTACTTCCGAAACCTGTTGTGTCTCTAATTCCGTGAATCAATGGCGACACAACGCGGTGTCCAACCATAATTTGCTTCGCTGTTTCTTCTGATAAAAACTGATATTGCTTGTCTGCGTCCGACAAAGGAAAAGATTCAATTTGTGGAGCGCGTGTTGGGTCTTCGTTGAAGGTCATTAAGAACTTACCCGCGTTACTTGCACCGCTCAATCTTGTTTCCCATTCGCGACGAATAGCCTCACGTTCTTCTTTTTGCGGAATACCATTCAAGAAGTTAATGATAAACGAAGGAAACAAACCGTTCAAGATGTTATTGACGTGGTAAAGTCCCATTTGATAAGACAATTCAACGTAGTTCAACGCTCCGAAGTAATCGGGCTTCGCGTAATACGAACTTCCTGCCATCATTCCGTGTGCGTAAATAACTTGTCTTGGTTGTTCTTGTGCAATGGAAGGATTAAACGCAGGAATGAACTCTGGCTTACCTCTTTTGCTTCGCGTGTTCGCCCAGTCTTTAGAATAGAAAATTCCTGTAATATCGTCTTCTTCACGATCGTATGCAAGTCTGCAATTCTCAAAAGGCAAGTGATTGATTTGTACAACGCGAGTGAAGTCCATACTCCAAATTACTTCGGCAACAAATGCGCCTTGTAACTTTAAGTCGAAAGAAATTCCTTGCAACGCATTGTCTAAAATCGTACCGGTACCTTTTCCCTCAATCATGTACGCGATTGAGTTAGTCAACGCGTTGTGAATTGGTGAATTATGAAAGAGATTCAGAAGGTGCTGTGGGTATAAATTGTTATTTCCATAATCAATCCAACCGCTACGATTCTCTTTTTCAACCGCTTCAACAGGTTGGTAAGCTGAAAGATTTATTGCTTGAATGTTGCTCATATTATGCACCTGTATAAATTACATCGACAGGGATTGTCGGTGTTGAAACGTCAAAGTAAATTGTTCCGTCTTGTAAAATCATCAAACCCTTTTCAACCAATCCAACGACGGAAGCATTGGTTGGGTCTATATTCGTCGCGCTGTTTTGTCCATACACCTCGTAATGATAACGACCTGCATCTAACAATCCAACGGTTGTAAGTCTTATTTTAGTTACGCGTTCGTTCTCGTTTATCACGGTCACGACTTGCGCTAATTGTTCACCTGTCATTTCGTAAGTCAAAATGAGTAGGTAGTGAGTAAAGGCAACGTTGAAATACTGGCGACCTTCATCGAGTGAAAGCCACGCGTATTGATTCGCTGTATTTGTATTTAGATAAACCATTCTATCCTTTCCTTTACGTTAAAATTACAACACGTAGGGACGCGTTGTCCCTATGTGTGTAAAAGTTTTTATTATGCTACCAATGTTGAAGGCGCACCGTCCAACAAGTAAGCACGCTTCGCAGCCTCGTGAGTGAACGCGAGTGTGAAACCGTTCATATCACCAAGCACAGCCCCAGTTCCTGCTGTTGCAGTTGAAAGGTCTGCTCCGTACTCATATCCAACAGCCCACCAATTTGAGTTGTTATCTTCAACGAATACAATCACACGAGCCTGTGCAACGTTTTGCAATTCCAAACGCTTAGCCGCGCTTAATTTGTTAAGCATTACGTTTACTGTCTGCGTGTAAAACACCGTTCCATTATCACGGTTAAAGTTAATTGTTTCTTCAAACGATCCTGTTTGTGTTGGTAATTCGTAAGTGAATAAATCACCACTTGCAGGGCCGTTAATTGCAGTTACAATTTCGTTAGCATCCAAAGTGAAAGATGTTACTTCTACTTTGTCAACCAAAACGATTTGTTTGATACCACCGATTCCATCTTTGCATGGAAGTGTTATGCCACTGGTTAATTCACACATTTTTTTATAGTTTTATTAGCATAAAAGAGGGGTGGGTTTTATGCCACCGCCTCTGTTATGCAAGGGTTAGAATGGTTGAGATTATGCTGCTACGTATTGGTAGAATGCGATTTCGTCACCGAATCCGTATTGTACACCTGCGAAGAAAGAAGCTGCAAAACGAACATTGTCAGAAAGGTCGTACTGATACATATCCAAAACTGCAACATTGTTCCATTGGTCTTTCAAGTTTGTTCCGAACCAAAGGTTTGACTTTTGGAAGAAAGCCATTGTGTCGTCAGACATACCAGGACATTCAACGATGTCGTATTGTCCCTGCCAAGTCATCTTAACAGTTTCTCCTTGATACAAGTAAGAACCACCGCCAAGACCTAAGATTGCAGTTCTGAACGCTTCAGCAACATTTGAAGAAACTGCGATAACAGGCTTCTCAGTAGCACGACGAACGCGTGTTGGAAGTGTTAAAACAAGACGGTTCATTTCTTCGATAACATTCGCAGAAGTGATAGCCTCAGGAGTAGCAACATCAAGAACAGCAGAGTCAGCCAAGAACAATGTTTCGAAACCTGCGTACTCACCTGCTGTTGCGTTAACACCTTGCCACATGATGCGCTCGTTTTCAGCACCCATTCCAGCCATGATGTTAGCAATTAACGCGTCAGTCAATGATGCGTGCAAGAAACCATCTTGTTCTGATTTTGATTCCCAATCCGCTAAAAAATCTTTTTTACACAAATTTCTGTGGATTTGGAATTTTTCTAAAGTCAAGATACGCTCTGTAAGTGTTACAGTTCCTGTTGGTGTGAAGTCACAAGTTGCGTTAGCGAAAGTAACATTGTCAACTAATTTGCGAACAACTTGTTTGTACTCGATGTTTTCTTTGAAAGTAACTGCGTTTAAAGACTCGTTACTTAAGAACGCTGCGCGAATATATCCTGCTGCTTCTCTACCTGCGTAGGTAGTGGTTAATGAAGTGGTAGTAGCCATTTTTTATTTGTGTGTTTTTTTTATTTTTTAAGATTGAATAAGAAACGCTCCTCAGCCGACATTTTAGCGTATGGCTTAGAAGGTGTTTGTTTTGCTTGCTTTACTTCTTTGATAGAAGACGCAGCAGGCTGCGCGCTTAATTTTGTTACTTCGCTTGAAAGTTCTGCGTTTGCCTTCTTGATGTCAGCAAGTTCGCTTTCAAGTTTTGCAACCAACGACAAAAGTCCTTCAACCTCTGCGCTTAGTGATTCTTCAGCAACAACCTCAGAAGTTTGTTCTTCCTCGATTACTACTTCAACCTCTGGCTTTTCTTCTTCCATTGGTTTGATTTCCTCAACAAGACCACCGCTAACAACAACGATAAGACCTTCTGCTGTCTTGTATTCTCCGTCCGCGATAACAACCTCGTTGCCGTCTGCGTCTTTACCGAATACACGAACACCAGCTGCCCAAACGTCACTGTCTGAGTAAATGCTTGTACCGTCCTCTAAAATCGCTTCAACCATTTGCTTCACCTCAACAACCTCTTCGGCTGATAGGCTAACGTTGTGTTTGGCGAATAGAGCGTTTACTTTTTCTCGTAAATTCATAATTCTGTTAATTGTTTGTTTAGATACTAGATATAAAAAGAGGTATATTTGTTTCGTAATTCGATTTTTCATAGGTTGAATTTGATTTTTAGGTTTGAACGGGGGAGTGATTACCCCCGTTTTTTTTATCCTAAATTGTCAAGAATCGTATTCAATATCTTCAACTCATCTTCACTTAAGCCGTAAGTCTTAAAACCCATTTTACCGCCCTCATTCGTTATCTTCGTGAGTGCATTGAGAAACAGGTTAGCGTCGTCGTTGAACAACTCCAACTTAAAGAAACCACCTGCTTCGATGTTCATCTTATTCTCCTTTTAGAAGTTCGTTTATTTCATCAAGAAGTGCTGCGAATTCTTCGTGCTTACTCAAATACATTTCTTTCGAAACTCCAAATCTTCCTTCGATTGAGAAACCAAGAACTTCTTTGTTTTGTATTTGTTTCTTCACTTCTTCATTCTCGACTTTCATACAACCGAACCACGTTCCTTCTGGAAGGTCAAACCCGAAGTTCTTCGACTTGTCGTTCTCTCCTTCGATAATCCACGTTTCAACCAAAGAAACTCCGTCAACCACTTTCGCGTGTTCAACTGTTGCGTTGTTTTGGTTCGCTTGTTTCAAATAGTTGTAAGCAATTGCGCGAATGGTATCTTTCGAATACTTCACGTAGTATTCCTCGTTCGTGTCTTCGTTGCGTCGGTAAATCAGTTGATCGGGAATAAGCAAAGCACCATACAAAAGACCTCTAAAATCTTCTTTAAACTTTACGTTGTGTTGTTCGCTTAACGCGACGAAGTCAACGCCTATTGCAGGTTGTTCTACGACGCTGATAGCGTACACTCCTAATAGACCACCTTCGTCTATTCCGTATTCAATAACTTTAATTTTTTTCATTGTTTTATCCTCCTAGTCTAGATTGGTTTTGAATTAATTGTTGAGCCTCTAAATTGCTGCTGACTTGCGTTCCAACTACGTAGGCTTGCAATGGTGGTTGTTGTTGGTTGGGTTGGTTGCCAACAAAGGCGAAGTTCGCAGGTGAAGGAGAGGTTGTTCCACTTGATGAAGGAACATTTATACCTCCGCCTCCACCTCCTTGACTTGTGCCTTGAAATTGTGTTTGTTGTATCTTAATTACGTTTGCAAGACCTGCTGTCAATGCAATACCAGCCTCAACAAATTGCGCTCCTGTTGCAAGTTTAGCAGGATTACCACCTGCCGTTAACGCAGCGTTTACCGCTTGGTATGTGTTTATAATTGCTTGTGATAAAGAAAACGCTTTGTTAATCTTAAATTGATTTTTTGCAGCTGTTTCACTTTTAGCATTGAAAGCCATTGTTAAACTCGACAAAGCACCAAAAGCATCTGAAGTCATTTGAACACGTTTTGCTAATATCTTTTTTTGATGTTCATCAACTTTATTTTGTGAATCAATAATTGCCTTTGCAAGTTTATCTTCTTGTGAAACGATATTATTTACAACCTTTTCGTTGAGTTCAATGCGCTTCATTCCAATAGATTCAACTTTTTCAAATTGAGTTTGAACTCTCTTTGTATTGTCTTCGTCAATCTTCTTTACATCTAAACCCATTTGTGCAATGCTATTGGCTAACTGCGTTTGACTTAACAACGCTTGGTCTTCCATTTCTTTAATAGCGGTAATCTGCTCCGCTGTATTTCCAAAAATAGCGTCAAGAACTAACCCCTGAGCGTCTACAATTGTGTCGTAGGCTTGAATCGATGTGTCTATTGTTACACCAACGTAAGAAAGTAATTCTTTTGTTTTTGCAAAGATTGTATCAAATACATAAGCCATTAATTTAGGAACAGCAAGACCTACTTCTTGAATACCTTTAAGAACCATTTTGAGATTCTCATTTCTTTTTAAGTCAGCCTTTGCGTTCTCAATGTTTTGAGCGTCTGTAACTTTCTTTTGTTCAAGTAATGCTTTTGCTTTTTCTTTTTGAGCAAGCAATATTTCTTTGTCCGTCATTCCCTGCTCTTTCATTAAAGCAGTCGATGCGTTTATAATATCGTACTCTAATTGTCTTGACCTTAAAGACGCTTCGTTTGCTTTTGCTGCTTCCTTCATCTTTTCGGTTAGACCACCCATAGCAGCGTCAAGTCCAGGCATTGCTTTTCTCAACTTATCCATATTCATTACAACGGCAGCAATAACACCACCAAGCAATAAGATAGGATTTGCCATAATTGCTTTTGCAAGATTAAAGAAACCACCGATAAGACCACCGATTTCTTCTTTCATCGTCTTAAAATCAATCTTTGCAACAGCCACACCCATTCCGCTCAAAGCTTGTCCTGCACCTTTTAAATCCAAATCCATTAAGCGACTACCAAACAAACCAACGTTATTCGAAAGACCTTCGAAAGCGTTACCTGCGTTGGCACTAATCTCAGCCGATAAGTCGCTTATGTTATCTTTCAACTCAGCAGCACGAGCGGACGCTTTCTTGAACTCCTCACTTGAAGAATCCATTTGCAACAACTGCTGATTCAACGCGCGTAACTCCGCCTTCGCTGAACTAAACCCTTGCGCTGTATTGTCTGCCGCTGTTGCCGTTTGATTGAGGACGGTGACTGCGTTTGTGTTTACATTAAAGTCAATTGTATTCGCCATTTAGAATAGTAGTTTATAAAGTATAAATATCCAAAAGCCGACGTTTACCGAAATACGCGTTACTTTCCACGCGTAGTGCTTCCATAATTTCAACTTACGCTTTCCGTTCGCCACTTTACCGAACTCACTTTCGCTCTTGACGTTGAGTTTAATGAACTCTAAACAAGCGACCATTGCGCCTGCTTTATTTTGTAGATGTTCCTTTGAAGTCGCTTCCATTTGATATAATTGTTATTGTGTCACCCATTGCGCTTAACGTCACGCTTCCGCTTCCCTCAACCGTTTCTCCTGTGTATGCTTGGATAGTTACTCCGTTAGCCGCCACCGACTTTTGTATTATCAATTCACGTCCTGCCGTTGTCGTTGCTGAAGGCAAATAAATGGTTACGCTTCCTGCGGTTGTGTCCGCGAAAATCATTCGGTCGAAATTCGTTACAACGTAGTCTGTCGTTATCGTTCTAACTGGCTGCGTAATCGAACCACCGAAACTAACAGGCGCACCGAAGCGCGTTGGTGCTAACGAAGGCACTTGTTGAGTTATGAAAGAACGCGTTCCGTTGTTTGGTTGCGAGTAGCAGTTGTTCTTTGCGCTGTTCCAATTATATCCAAAACGAAGGCAACAGTCTTGTGTTATCGTCGCAGGATCACCATTCGCATTTTCCCAATTAAGACTTTGGTCAAGGTTGGCGGATACCGGTACAAGGTCGCAGTCGTTGTCGATGTCTAACACGCGAATGAGTTTTACCTTCGTCATATCTTGTTCACCTACAACGTAGCCTTGAATTTCAAGAACTCTCCACCAAGAATCGATAATCCAAATCTTGTCGCTGAATTGAAACGTGAAGATGTCGTTCAATGTAAGAGCGAACATTCCTTCCAAGATTCTCGCCTGTCCGTCGAATAGTTCGCGGTAATAGTTACGCCACCAACGATTGTAAAGATTGTTGTATGGGTTAGCAATGATTGTGTGAATAGGTATTTCGGGAGCGAAGTTTAAATCTGAATCCGTCACCGTTGCGTTCATTGTTGAGTAGTTATTCAAACACTTAACCGCTGTTTGCACCACATCGCCACTCACTTCGTCAAACATATTCACAAAGAAGTCTGCGAAATAATACAGGATGCGTGGCTTAGGTTGTACAAATTGCCCTTCTGCGTTTGTAAAAACAGGGACAACGACGTCTGTGTTTTGAACAGGTGCGGAAGGAGTAGATGCAAAAGCAAGTTCAACCTTTTCTTCTCCTGTTGCAAATTCGTTAATTACTTCGAAGTCTGCTTCCGTTACTTCGTAGCGTCCGTAGATGCGTCCGTTGTCTTTGTACACAGAATTGAAATAGTCACCATCTTCCGTGTAAGTGAAAGAGAACTTCGCTTTTTGTAAGTCTGTCGTTGGTGAGTACATAATGTCCTTCGACAAGTCGAGTTTCTGCGACCAATCTAAAGTATTACCGCTTGCGATATACTCAACCATTGGTTCAATGCGAAGTGTGTTTGGTAAAGTCTTATCGGCAATGAAGACAAGGTTGAACATCTTTTGTATTGATGTCATGAAATCTATTTGCTTCATGTCGGGAGCGTTGAACTCCATAAGAACCGTGTCGCCTGTCAATGCTGTTCCAATACTTACTAATTCAACTCCCGTTCCTGTATAATCATTTGCCCCGTTACCTGTTAAATCAATTGTTGCGGAAGGTTGTGCTCCGCTACCAATCGCGCCTACATTATAGTTCCATTGTATTTTTAACGTATCACCTGCGTTTAAAGAAAATGTCTTTGTAAAGTCAGTATTTAATAAAACATTTGTTTCAGTTCCTATTGATGCTATTATTTGCGTTTGGTCAAAAAGACTTGTTACTACATCATTGATTAAAAATATAAATATGTTCGTAATGTTTAAACTTGTATTTGCGTTATTCGGATTTACTTCTCCGTGCATCCAAACGCGAAAAGTAAATGTTCCTGAAATAGGAGCGGTATAAACACCACTTGCCCAATCGTTTCCCGCGTCTTCGTATTCAACAAAGTCATTGTATAAATCGTAAGTTGCGTCTGTTGCAGTTAAAACAATTCCTGTAGAATCTGTAGATAATGCTAACTTACTTGCGTAATCATTCAATCCCAAAGTGCTATTCAAGTATTGCCCGTTGACGAATGGAACGTAGACATTCTCAAGTATGTCGCCTAAGTAATCACTCGAATACTGCAACCCTGCGTCGTTCATTATTTCGTCGAACAAGTATTGCGCTTTTACCGCAGGTGTCAAGTGTCCGACGTAAAGCGGAAGGGAGGGGGCGTACCACGGTTGGTTCTGCCAATAGATAGGTTGCCCTTCTGGATTATTTGCGGTAAGATTCCACTTGTCACATAGCGTTAAAATCGTGTGCGCGTTAGGTGGTGTTTCAACATTTGCGTGAAGTAAATCGTAGTCAAGGTCACCTGCGACAATCGATTCAATATCTTTGAGTTTCTTTTCATTAAGTAATCTTGCAAGGTTCGGTACTTCACCAAAAAATACAACCTCGAATTCGAACAACTTACCACTCTGCCAGTACAACTTCTTCACTTGAATGTGTCCGCTTGCAATTGGAATAGTGTTAACCGTCAACACCGCGTCGACCTTCTTTCGAAAGTCAAACCATCCGTCGAAGTTCACGTTGAAGATAGCACCGAAAAAGTCCGTGTTTGTCTTACTTGCAGGAACGCGAAACTCCTGCGAGTAATTGCCCACAGAAGCGAAGTCGGTAATGTCCGTGAACTTGTAGTTTAAGTGCATCTTCTCGTTCTCGTAAAGGTCGAGAATCGCGCTGTTGCCGTTGTTGTCGGTGAGCGTTAGTATTACTTGATTCATCATAAGCCAACAGGTTGAGAGTATTTTAAATTCAAAGTAACGTTGTAAAGTTTTGAATACCTTTCGTCCTTGATAACAAAATTCTGCGTATCCACAAGAACAGGTGTTTGCGTTCCGTCGTCGTTGATGATGAACACATCATTTGAACGACAAAGCGTTTGTAACAATTCGAACTCTCCAACCGACACCCAGTCGCTGTTTATTTGCAGTCCTTTTGTTGTTGTCACATAGCGGTCTGTTGCGCCTCTGTCGTAGGTGTTGAAATTAAACGTTGAAGCGTTGTATGTTCCAACTACTTTTTGGTATTGCTTACGATCGTAGTTGTACGACAACTCGCTTTTCTTCGTGAAGTTAAAGTAATCAGTGCCACCGCAAGTATTCGTCCAACCCAGACGCACATTGTCAAAGCGACAATCGTCAGCGATAAGGTAAAAACAATACACACGCGAAGCAGGTGTGTAAATAGGGAAAGCAATTTCTTCACCTGCTTGGATTGTGTAGTATTTAACTCCTGTTAAGTCGATGCCGTTGTTTATTAGGTTCGATGCATAAGCACCATACGCACTCACGCTATTTAAGTCGGTAGGTATTACAAACGTAGCCGTGTCTACAATTGTGTCGTTGTCGTCGTACGTTGTCAAGTACAAATTCGTTGCTATGTTGTCAACAAGTAATCCGTTGTTACTTATCGTGTACAATTGTCCCCAGTCTGCTAATCGCGTAGGAATGTACACCCAATCGTTTGAAAGACCGCGTGAAGGCGCTTCGCTCCATTTATGCGTTTCGTTGGTGCGTTCGCTTAACAAATACTTGTTTGCATTGCTTAATGCATAGCGTGTGTTCGGGTTTGGCTTGTATCCGTCGGCCACTTGATATTCAGCAAGGAACGCGTACACGTCGTCAATGTCAGCCATACCTAAACCGCTAACCGTGAACACTCCGTCAACCAACCAACCTTCCTTAATCGTGCAAGAAATAAACGCAACGCTCGAAGTCTCTTCAATAATTCCGTCGCGTATTGCTTCGATTGAATGCGTCAACGATTCTCTGAATATCGGTGCAAGGTCTAAGATTCCCTTGTTACTTGCGTTGGGTTGTACGTTGACTTGGAACGAACCGAAGTCGAACACGAAACGAAAGCCTGTATTCGCCACATTCGTTGAAGAAGCAACGAGCATAAGTCTTTGCCCGATAGGTGTGTATTCGTATGGTTGATCGTTTATTGTAATTGCCATTATTGTATATCGTTAAATTGATTTTCTATTGTTGCTGTGAAGTCCTTTTGATATGCTGCTACCACCTTCGATTCGTATTCTTCCCAAATGTTTTCCATCGCGTAATCAAATGCTTTCCATCCCTTGATTCCTTCGCGTCCTATCTTACGAGCAATCAAGAAAGCAACTTGTCTTTTGAGTGCTTCCGTTGGCTTCTTGAATTTACCGCTTTCCTTGTCGCGTAATTTGATAGGCTTAATTCTCATCCATTCAAGAATCGCGTCAACAGGCGGTTGCTTTCCTGGTTTCCTTCCGTTCTCACGCGCAAGAAAATACTGCGACGCTTTCCCCTTTGCATAGACCGAAACGTTGATGTTTTGACCTTTGATTTGCAGTCTGTATTTCAAAGACTTTTCGAGCGTACCACTTGCCACCGCGTTGGTGAAGTTCTTGCCGACCTTTCGCTTCATACGATAGTCGGACTGCATCAACTCGACAAAGCGTTTAGCCATGTCGTTAACGACAGCGAAGAAGTTGGGTGCGCTCTGTTCGTTAGCCATTGTTTTGCTGTTGTAACAATTCCCAAATGATATACGCTTCAGGCGCAGTATCGTGCCATTCCCATCCGTCTATTGATTCCCTGTTGCCATCTCTTTCAAGAGAGTAGGTTGCAGCGTAAACGAAGTGAGGAGCATAGAACCATTGCTCTATTGTTTCTTTATAAAATCCGCTTGTGTCTTTCATATTATCCTACGATTACCCAATTTTTAGAAGTGGCGATTAATCTATCTGCTGCTGTTAAAGCACTTGCACCCCAGTTACCACTTATCGTTATTGTAGCGCTTGTTGTTGCGCTTCTATTCACTAAATTATTAAATACTTCAACGAGTGCTGTTCGTGAAAGTTGATTGTTTTGAAGTCCAACAGTTCGTGAAAATGAGACTTGTATTCTATCTATTGAAAAAGAATTTATTGTAAAATTTCCAAAATCTGTTCCGCTTGTAGTTGTAATTGAAGAAGTATTAAAAGTTGGTATGTAATTTATTGATGCGCAGTTCTGAAACATTCCACCCATATTATTTACGTTCATTGTGTTAAATAATGGTACTGATTGGAGAGATGAACAGCTACTAAACATAGCACCCATATTAGTTACATTTTGTGTATTGAATAATGGAACGGATTTTAATATAGTGCAAGATGTAAACATATTATTCATCAATGTAACACTTTGTGTATTTAATAAAGGTACAGATTGAAGTGATGTACAACCCGAAAACATACTACCTATATTAGTAACACTTTGCGTATTTAATAAAGGTACAGATTGAAGTGATGAACAACTGCTGAACATACTACTTATATTAGTTACGTTCTGCGTATTAAATAGAGGTAAAGATTTAAGTGACGTGCATCCTTGAAACATACTACTCATATTTGTTACACTTTGTGTGTTAAATAGAGGTACAGATTGAAGTGACGAGCAATTCACAAACATAAAACTTGTATTCGTTATGTTTTGCGTATTAAATAATGTTACAGATTGAAGTGAAGTGCAAGTAGAAAAAACACCACTTAAAGACGTACAACTGCCTATTGTTTTAATATCAAAGCGTTCAACATATCTCTGTATAACACTACCTGTACCTCCAAATGAAATACTTGAACCAGTTGTTGCATTTGGCAATGACAAAATGCAATCTAAAAAACCTGTTGAATATGTTTGATTTTGAACTGGTGAAGTGACATATCTTTGCTGAAAATTACAAGTTAATAAATTACCACTTACAGCTGTAACAGTTATCATTGCTTGTTTATAACCTCTAGACGTCAATGTACTGTTAGATATACTAGCAAAATTGTATTGATATTGTGCAATAGTATTGCTATTGTGTAGCGTTACTGTTCCATCACCCCAATCAACGCGATATTGTCCTGCTGAAGTAGTAAACAAAAAAGCTACATAATTGTCTGCGTTTTCAATAACCGCGTGAAGACCTACAAATGTTTGATTTGCACTTGTTATTCCTGTCGGCATCGCTAACCAATCGGAAGGTCTAACCCACTCAGTTGAACCGCTTGAAATTGGTAACTTGAAACTTCCTGTTGCCATTAGTTGAAGATATTAATTGAAACGATAATGTCTGCCGTTGGCAAGTTAGTCGCGTATAACTTCACCGAGCCACTCGCGCTTGATGTAGCAGGTAGCACTTGCGCTGCCTGTACTATTGCAATGGTGCTGTTAGCAGGTATTACGTCAACGATGCTCGTGTTTGTAATGTTTACGTTTGAATAGGTATATTCGTATAAGCCACTCACTAAAGTCCAACCGCCCGAAGTTAGCGTTACAGGTGTAACTTGTAGCACTGTTAAACCTGCTGTAATTGTCCAAGACCTATTCGCGCTTAAATCATAAGACGTGCCGTTGATCGTGAGCGTTCGCGTTTCGGGTACTGGTGTGTAACCTAACGCGCTTGTAATAGTCTCATTCTTCCAAAGACTTGTCGCGCTGTCATAAGTCAACACCTCGTTGTTTGCAGGTGAAGTGATTGACACGTTGTGCAATTCGTCCAACTCGTAGCCGTTGTCCACCTTAACGAAAATCTTTCCGTTATTCGCGTGAGCGTACACCACATAACCAATAATGATTGTATGCGTTGGTGCAGAAGGTTTAACGTTTGTGATGCGTCCCGACGTCGTACCACTCAAATAAAGGATGTCTCCATCCACCCACGTTTCACCTTGCAATGAACCTGTCGTGTTAATGTTTTTTACTTCACCGCTTGTGGTTACAAAACCTTCTTGGTTGTTGTTAATCGTTTCGGTAACAAGACCTATTGTTGTTGCTGAGTCTGCGTCTGTATCCGCAAGTGCTAACACGACGGCAAGTCGTTGACCTTGCGCACCACCTTCGGAAACAAGACGAACGCGGACCGCTTGATAATTTGCTTCTAGTAAGTTAGAACCCGACTTGTTGACTACACGAATAACGCTTTCTTGTCCGACTTGTAGCGTTACGTTTCCACCTTTCAATCCAATGTCAACCGTTCCGTCTGTGTCGTTCCAACGCATCACACCCACTCCCGCTGTTCCTGTTGGTGTTTGGTCTAACTCTATCTGTCCCGCCTTCAATTCGTATTCGCCTAAATCTACGTCACCTGTCGCACCTGTGTAAGGTACTTTGCTCGTCTCCAAAGACGAAACGTCGCTCTGCAAGTCGGTTACGTCAGTCTGCAACAAATCAATTGCTGCTTCGATGTCGATTATCGTTTGACAAGAAGGTAACGTTACGCACGTTAAACCTACTTCATCCGTCAAAAGATACCAACCGCGCACCCCTTCGTCATTAGTTCCATAGTAGTAGTTAGGCGAAGGTTCTGCCTCATCATTAACAAGACGAACAAATCCATTGTCGTCGCGTGTTATCGAATCGGTGAACGTCAAAATTGATCCTGTGCCACCTGTTGAACTTTCAAACATATCGTTCCACTCAGCAGGAATACTGCATGCATCCCAATAGTAAGGGACAAGAAGGTCAAGACTAATCGTCCAACCGGTAAGAGTATGTTGAAACTCCTCAAGGAATGGTTCTAACGAAACGTTGTTAACCGTGATTAAGTCACCGAACAAAACGCGGTGATTCGTAATCTCAGCAACCAAGTCTTCAGCGATTCTTTGAAGGTCAGAAAGAACCTCGCGTTGGTATTCCGTCTTGTCTTCTTTGTCACGTGGTAAGTCAGCAAGGACAATCTGAAAACTGAACGTCTTCATACCTTTCGCGTAAGTTACATTCGATGGAATAACGTGCATGAAAGGATATTCACCAAACTTCTCAAGGTCAGATACCTCGATTTGTCCGTGTGAAAATCTTTTCAGTATAAAGTGTCCAGAAGCAAATGCTTTGAACCTATCGATTAAGGCGTTGTAACTTTGAATGTTGGACATAATTATAATCTATTTGGTACGTCATAAATGTAAATATCTCCCACGCGGATTTTTCCGTAATTGCGTCTAATTTAGTTATGTCGCGTCCGCAGGCTTCCATAAACAAGTGATACCAACCGTAGCGTCCGAGTACTTGGTTTAGGTTGTCTCTGTCTTCAATTGCTCCGTCAACTCTTCCGTCAACTTCTTCACCTCGTTCTCCAAATAATCTAGCGAAGTGTTGCTTAGTTCGTTGAGCAAAGTCGAAAAAAAAAGCATCGCACCGTTGAATTGTTCAAGCGTCATTTGCTCAACGTAGCCCTCAACAAGTTCTCTATTTTGTTTGCTGTGAGGAATGATGGTGTACTTTGTTCCTACGCGTTTGTCGATAGGGCGGTAAAGCGTTCCCATGATTTTCACCATATTCGTCGCCACGTCAGAAGCCCAGGTGCTTATGTCCGCGTACTCACCCATACTGATTGAGTACAAATCTGGAATGAAACCAAAGTCTTTGTCTTTGATCGTAATCGTCTCAAAGAACTTCGCGCTCTCATTCAACAACGTTCCTTCGAATGCTTGGACTAAAGTCGGCAAGTGTTGAAAGGGAATCTGTTCCGCCTGTTCTTTGCTTAGGTTGCTTATTGAAACAAGACGCTCAATGTCATTCTTCGCGTTGTGGTAGTCAACGTATTGCTTTACACTAATCGAAGAATAGTCAGCGGGTATACTTACTTTTATGCTCATTTATTCGTATTTATTCGTTTTGTGGGAGTGGTAGGATTCGAACCTACACACGAAGGATTAACGTATAGCCTTCGCTCTCTTATTACGTGATAGCGTATACCGTTCCGCCACACCCCCTATTAACACCCGACTTTAGCTTGGTGTTGTGTGTTAGCAGCCTTTGCGAGGTCTAACACAGCTACTTGCGACAATGACGCGTCCATCCGCAAGGCACTCTCCCGTGGCGCTCATTTCTGAGTAGGAGGTCCAGTTTTAAGAGCCACAGTACAAACACCCTTCGTCGTCGTCGTCGATGGTGTTCGCTTCGTTGTATATGCGTATTGCTTCCATCTCAACCTGTTCTTTCGTCCACTCTGGATTGAAGGCTGAGATTTGTGATTTGAGAAAGTTTAATTTGTTTTCACTCATTGTTTATTTTGTTATTGTTTTTGTCGCAAGTATCGTAGACTTTTGCGACATCTTTCGCCTTCTTTAAAATTGCGTTCCACTCGAACTTGTCCTTCGGTGTGTTCCACAATTCTCCGAACATCCAGTCGAGTGCGTTCATTCCTCTCTTATTTGCCCCGTCCATTCACTTGCTCCTAATAGCATTATGTATTCGTCACACGTTCCGTCATCCTTCATCGGTGAATCGCTGAAGTAACTTTGTCGGTATGGATTCGCTTTTGCAAGATAACGATAGCACGTTAATCGTTGTTCGCAGTTAATACCTTCGCACATTGTGATGTCTGCCATTGTTATACGATTAGTTGTTCAACTTCGATGTTGTGTTCTCGCATTAGTCCGCGAATGTATTCAAACACTTCTTCTATCCCTTCTTGGTACGCGCCTTCTTGCCTGTCGTTGTACTTGGTGAACTTGCGATAGCCGTTCATCTGTAACTCCCATAAAGCCATCGCCATATCGAGAGCCTTCGTTGCGCGGTTGAACTCAACACGATCGTCTGAATCGTTTAGGTCAAATGTCAAAGTTGCGGTACTCATTCGGTAATTTGTCGAATTGGTTGTTATAATTTGTCGTTGATGATTATTTGAATCGGTGCTTCGCTGTCGCCTGCGTGAACCGTTCTTGCCTGTTTAGGTTTGAAGTATTCCAACATTGCAAGGTAGTGATGAAGATAGTCTTCGTCGTCCATTGAATGAAGAACCGACATAGCGCGTTCTGCTCCTTGCGTCACAACGTATTCACCAAGTTGTTGCCACATCTCCGTCTTCTTGCTTACTGCTCCTTTCGGCTTCAAACCTCCGTGTCCTTTCTTTAATCTTCCTTGTTCGTCCCTTTCCATAATTGACAATAATTTATTGTGCTAAAATGTAAATATAAGAACTACCCTAATTTTCCTTTATAATGGTTAATAAGTTGCTCCATCTTCGAGTCGTAGTATTTCGAGAAAGTCTTGAACCCGTCGTTGTCTTGTTCGAATAGTCTGAATAGAACACCCCTCAGACGTTGTGAGGGCTTCTTTAATGTATCTTCAAGTTCAGACTTGAGACTTTCTACTGCATCCAGTTCTTCGCGCTTGAAATCTTCGTCTTTGAAGGCAAGGTATCCAAATTGATTAGCTATTGTGAATAGTTCTGACGCTTGAGCAGGTGAAAGTTCATTCGTTCCAAAGGTTAGTTTAAGCGTCTTGTCTTTTCGCGTACCTACGCTTTCGAGTTGTGCTGGTATTAATATCATAGCTTTTCTATTTCTTGTTTTACTTGTTCCCAAAATCTAAATTCACTATCCATATTTTGAAGTTGAAGCGAATCCCCTCTACCATAATCCACAAGTGCTTCTTCTATTTCAGCCACTGCCATAGATGCGCATATCTTTGCTACTCTATCTTTATCCTCACCAAGTGGATTATTAGGAAATGATATAGCAAATCTGAATGTAGAAAATAAGTCTAATGCTTTTTCTTTTGGTGTCATACCTTTTCTATTTTATACGATTTTTGATTTATATGATATTCACATTCTTTCCAACTCATTAAATAATGCTCAAAATTTGAATGATTAGTATCTTTTTGAGCATATTCATCGTTTAAGTACCAGATATTATATCTTTTTTCTGAACTTAAAACAGCTTCTTTTGGAACTTCATTAACTTTTTCAAATGAATGAAAACAAAAAGTGTGAAATGGAGTAATAATCATTTCTTCTTGAATAAATTTTACCTCACTAAAAAATGTAAAATAACCTTTATTTGATATTTTAACAATATCACCTTCATTTATTTCATTACCTAATCTATCAAATAACTTTAAGACAAACATAAATAGAAGTATTAATATTCTAAATTTTAACTATATACAAAAGAAAAGAAAAGAACAAAGAAAACGTGTAAGCACTTTAAAGAAAGAACAAAAGAAAAAGCTCCCCCAAAAAAGATTACTCTCGCCCTTAAAAGGGCAGTTGCACGATCCAAGCATTGATGTGATGCAAGTGTAGTCTTTGGTTACTTCGCTTTGACTTACGAAGGCTGTTTGTGTTCTTATCCAGTTTGTTTCATTTAGTTCAAAAAAATAACCCCCAATTGTTTCTTGTCGTCAAACGGAAACAAAAGAGGGTTAATACTTTTACCATTTGACACAACAAAAATAATTAAAACTTACTTCGTTGCGTCAATTAGTTATTCACCTATTTCAACATCTTTCATTGATTCAAGAAAGGTATTGATGTCTTTCTTTACACAAGGCGGACAAGTAGAACGCTCGTTAAACGCTCCTGTGGCTTTATCCTTGAACGAATAGAACTTCAACATATCTTTCTGTTCCAAACGTCCTTGCGCTTTCATTTCAAGCAGGAAACGTTTGAACTCTATTTGTTCTTCCATTGAAAGAACACCTTCCCATTTAGATGCAGGACAAGAAGCGAACGCTAACTTTGCTTTGATAGGCATAACGCACCCACAAAGTTTAATCGACTTACGACGGAACAATACTTCTGTTTCAACTTCTTCGCCAATGATCAATGGACCGCAAGACTGCGTTGAGGCTTCAAAAAATTTACAGGTGCGACAAATTTCAAGTCGTCTTTTGTACTCGTTACTTTTTGCGAATAACATTGGCTCGTATTTTTTGTTTGATATTATCAATTGTTCGGTAAAGGAACGGCATTGGTATTCCCGTTTGTTTTGACAGCTCTCGATAGGTGAAGCCTTCGAATATGTATTCTTGAAAGATTAAGCGTTCAAACTCGCTAAGTCGGCTTATAAGGATATCCAGTTGCTCATTTGTCATTCTTGCGCCTAACCACGTCTTATCGACTTCGTGCGCGTATTCTTTGAAGTCGCGTCTATTCCTATTCCACGCTATCGTTTGTTTGTAAAAAGGCGACGTTAGACTGTTAACGGACAAATACATTACACGAATAAGATAAAATTCAAAGTCGCCTGTATCAATTAGGTTCTCGATATGCTTTGAACCAAACATTGACAACAAAGAATCGTGAAGCAAGTCTTCATAGAAATCCTCACCTCGCGATATATTCTTCGCAAGTTCTTTGAACTTTTTGTAATGTCCTTCTATGTATGTTTCAAGTGTCACTCATTAAAGTATTCGTCGATAACTTTGATTGCTTCTTCATTACCCTTACAAATATAAGAACAATAGCCTCTGTTTCTTAATTGCTCCTGCCAACGCTTCTGTTCTGGTGATGCAGTACCACCTTTTTCTTTTTTCATCTCAATAGCAAGACCGTGATATTCCCCGCGCGGTTCGTAAATGAATAGGTCGGGGAAGCCTTTGACATATCCTGTGCGTTTCATCTTGATCGCTTGGAGATAACTTGTTCTCATTCCACCTGCAGAAGCGCAATAAAGCGCGTCGGGATATGCTAAACGAAGATACTTCACAACGATTTCTTGCTGATTCGCTTCGCTTTCGGGTGCTATTTTACGCTTCAAACTACTTTTTTTATATGTTTTCTTAAAAGTTTTTACGTTCATTTTCAATCAATTAGAAATTATTTTCAAAAAAAGTTTATTTTTTTCTTGCTATCTCAAAAGTTTAGCATATGTTTGTCAAACAATTAACAACAACACCAAAGATAAACAAAAACAAAACACAATGAAAATTTACACATTTGAAACAAAATTAGGATTCGTTGAAGAGTATGATTTAAGATTAATTAAAAAGGCGGCAGCGCAAGTAGCAAAGCAACTTAATCAAGAAATTCTTATTACAAAAGTATCCAAGCCATCTTATAAGCAAGATTGGTTTACAATGTATCCTGATGGAACATTTATAACAGATAAGCTTAATGCTAATAAAGGGGATTATTAAAATCTATTAAACAGAAAACAAATAATCAAATGAAAAAGACTTTACTCTTTATCGCGTTGCTATTCGCAGGAATGTTAATCGCAGGAACGATTGACGAACAAACAAGACAATTAGAACAAACCCCAAATCACACAACAAAATGAAAGACACCCCTATTTTTTTTACAAGGTCTGGAAGTTTTACAATTAAAGAATTTTTTAACGACCTTGACAACATTAACGATAACTTTTTAAACACAAAACAAGAAAACAAAATGAAAGTAGAATTAATTCAAAAGACGACGCTTACAGATATGTACTACGTCATCAAAGTAAATGGTGAGTTTCATATGTCGTACAACGACTTGCAAGATGCAAAGAACGCATACGACCGAATCAAGTCAGCGACACCACGCGAAGAAGTAATCGAATCAAAAGAAATCTAAAACAACCAAATCAAATGAACAATGAAAGAGCCAATTTTTACAAATCAATTTTTCTCTTTGAAGAAGAAGTACAAATTCTTATTGACGGAATCATTACCGCACAAAATTACTACGGTAATCAAAGGACT